AGCAAGAGATGGTAGTCAACCAGATAAAAATGCTTTAGTTGGGTTACAGAAATTAGCTGCAGCTAACAGTAACACTGCTACAAGACATATACTACAAGCTAGTTTATATTTAACTCTTAGAACATGTGAGAATATAACTCTTAGAGTAGCAGATGCTTTGATGTTTCCTTTAACTAGAGCATCGTTAGAGTCTAGTGTATCAAGATATAACGCAGCTACTTTAGAAGAATTAGCTACGTTAAACATACATGACTTTGGTATATTTTTAGAATTAGAACCTGACGAAGAGCAAAAAGCAATGCTAGAACAAAATATACAAGTAGCATTACAACAAAACCAAATATATCTAGAAGATGCTATAGATATAAGAGAAGTTAAAAATATTAAATTAGCAAATGCTTTACTTAAACAACGTAGAAAGAAAAAGCTTAAACAAGACCAAGCTGCGCAGCAAGCAAATATTCAAGCACAAGCTCAGGCTAATGCCGAACAAGCTGAGAGAGCTGCAATGAACGAAGTTCAAAAGCAACAAGCTGTAGCTGAAACTAATATTCAATTTGAACAAGCTAAATCTCAATTTGAGATACAACGAATGGAGCAAGAAGCTGTTATTAAAAAGCAATTGATGGAGCAAAAATTCCAATATGACATGCAATTAGCTCAAGCAGATATTCAAGTTACTTCAGCTAGAGAAAAAGAAATTGAAGATAGAAAAGACAAACGAACTAAATTACAAGCGACTCAACAAAGTCAAATGATTAGTCAAAGACAAAATGATTTATTACCAACTAATTTTGAAACACAAGGTGATAATGAAGCAGGAGGTTTTGGTTTACAAAACATGGGTCCTGGATAAATACCATTATTAATTATTATATTATATTATGTCAGAAGAAATAAAAGAAACTCCTACAGGTGAATTAGAACAAGGGGAGTTTAAAATAAAAAAGAAACCTAAAAAACTTGCAAATAAAAAACCGCAAGAAACTACAAAAATAGATTTATCTAAAAAAGAAGAAAAAGATGCCATTCCAGAGTCAAGCACAACGAAGGTGGATGTACGCGAACTTTCCAAAGATGGCGGCGAAGTGGGAGAAGCACACGTCAAAGAGCCGGAAGCTACCGAAGAGAAAAAAGAAGAAACAGTAGCAACTATTACTGAGATTACTGAAGAACCTAAAGCTGAAGAAGAAGTAAAAGCTCCAGAGCCAGAACCACAACCTCAATTAGAATTACCAGAAAATATAGAAAAACTGGTTAACTTTATGAAGGAGACTGGTGGAGATATTAATGATTATGTTAGGTTAAATGCTGATTATACAAACATTGATGATACAGCATTATTAAAAGAATATTATAAACAAACTAAACCACATCTTGACCAAGACGAGATTGAATTTATTATGGAAGATAAATTTGATTACGACGAAGACATAGATGAGGATCGCGATATAAGAAAAAAGAAACTCGCGAAGAAAGAAGAAATTGCAAGAGCTAAAAACTTTTTGGAAGAGACTAAGAGTAAATATTACGACGAGATCAAGTTGAGACCGGGCGTTACTCAGGAACAACAAAAAGCTATGGAGTTCTTCAATAGATACAACAATGAACAACAGACCGTTCAAAAGCAACATGAGGAGTTTAAAAACACTACTAAAAATTATTTCACTAAAGATTTCAAAGGTTTTGAGTTTAGTTTAGGAGAAAAAAGATTTAGTTATAATGTACAAAACCCTGAAACTGTAGCTGATAACCAATCAAATTTAACAAACTTCGTTAAGACGTTCTTAGACGACAAAGGTAATGTTAAAGATTACGAAGGTTATCATAAAGCAATTTATGCTGCTAGAAATGCTGATACTATTGCAAATCATTTTTATGAGCAAGGCAAAGCCGATGCGATTAAAGATGTGACAGCAAAATCTAAAAACATAAATCAAGATGCTAGAAGTACAACTCCTGGCGACTTATTTATAAATGGATTAAAAGTGAAAGCAGTAAATGGTGTTGATAGTTCAAAGTTGAGAGTAAAATCAAAAAAAAAATAAATAAAAACTAAAAACTAAAAATTATGAGTTTTGCAACAAGCGGGAGTTTTCCTGCTTCAATCGTTCCAATGCCACAAAGAGTTGCAGTTCAAGATAACTATCTTGATTTTAATGCTGTAGCTGGTGGACAATGGGCACAACAATATTTACCTGAGCTTTATGAGCAAGAGGTAGAAAGATACGGAAACCGAACATTATCTGGTTTCTTGAGAATGGTTGGCGCTGAAATGCCAATGACATCTGATCAAGTAATTTGGTCTGAACAAAATAGACTACATGTAGCGTATAATACGGTTCAAGTAACTCAACCAGGAGCACATCCTGCAGCTACAATTACAATTACTCCTCAAGGTGGTGAAACTACTTGTGGTGTAAGAGTTGGTAACACTATTTTAGTTTCTGACAACGCAACAGGTTTAGTAACAACTAAATTATTAGTAGTTGGTGAGACTAGTGCTTTTGTATTTACTTGTCAAGCTTATGACGCTACTATGCCAGCTGGAATTGTAACAGGCGCTGCTAGTTGTAGCTTATTTGTATATGGTTCTGAATTTCCAAAAGGTACTAATGGAATGACTGGGGCTATTGAGCCTGGTGTTACAACTTATAACAACTCACCAATTATCTTAAAAGATAACTATGAGTTAAGTGGTTCTGATGCTGCACAAATTGGTTGGATCGAAGTCGCTACTGAAGACGGAACATCTGGATTCTTATGGTATTTAAAAGCTGAGTCTGAAACAAGACTAAGATTTGAAGATTATATGGAAATGTCAATGGTTGAAGGTGAATTAATGTCAACAGCTAATACTCCTTTTGGTGGTAATTTTACACCTACTGGTGGTGCTGTAACACAGGACATTAAAGGTACACAAGGTTTATTCGCTGCTATCGAAGCAAGAGGTAATGTATATTCTGGTTTTGCTGGAGCTGCTGCTCCTGGTTCTGGTGCTTTAGGTGATTTCGATGAAATCCTTAAAAACTTAGACAAGCAAGGTGCCATTGAAGAAAACATGTTATTCTTGTCTAGATCTACTGCGTTAGATTTTGACGATATGATCGCCGCAATGAATGGAGCTTATGCTTCTACAGCTGCTGCTTCTTATGGTCTTTTTGACAACGAAGCTGATATGGCATTAAACTTTGGATTTTCTGGTTTTAGAAGAGGTTCTTATGACTTCTACAAAACTGATTGGAAATATCTAAATGATGCTACAACTAGAGGATTAGACAAGGAGATTGATGGTGTACTTATTCCTGCTGGAACTTCTACAGTATACGATCAAATGTTAGGTGCTAATATCAGACGTCCATTTATGCACGTAAGATATAGAGCTTCAGAAACAGAAGATAGAAGATTTAAATCTTGGATTACTGGTTCTGTTGGAGGCGCTTACACTTCTGATCTTGATGTAATGAGAGTTAATTTCTTATCTGAAAGATGTTTAGTAACTCAAGCTGCTAATAACTTCGTGTTGTTCAAAGGAGCTTAATAATTATAAACATTTAAAAATATAGAAATTATGGGTTTATTAAAACTATCAAATGCTGCTGCGTCTGCAACAGCTAATACAGGTTCTAAATTAGTTAGCTGCGACGACATTAAATTTGTTGAAGTAGTGATAGCTGGTTCTGGAGCAACCGCTATTTGCACGGTAGATATAGTATACGGTATAGCCGCTGGTGATGATGAGTCATTAGTTAAATCAGCTATAACTTACGCTGCTCCAGGAACAAACAATGAATACGCTTTAACTCTTGCTGAAATAGAATCAGCTTGGCTTGATGCTCTATCAAAAATGTCTGAAGCTTCAGGCATGTTTGTAGAAGCGCCAAGATTAGGTGTTAAAGTAACTGCAACAGGTGCTATCTTAGCGGATGCTGTACCAACAGTAGTTATTAAGAAAAGTTCAGTTTTAGCTTAAAATAAGGCAACAATAAGATCCCGCTTCGGCGGGGTCTTTTTTAATTATTATATTATATTATATTATGGAAGAAACAAAAGAAAAAAAGTCTACTAAAAAAATAGACACTTGGGAGTATAAAGATAGAAGCTACTACTTATTAGGTTCTAAAACTCCATTAACTTATACAGTAATGTCTAAGCATTCTAGGCGATATCCTTGTGTTTATTTTGACAAAGAAAAAGGATATGAAAGAGAATTAAGATATGCAACTAATCAAAAGTCTATATTTGTAGACGAGCAGAAAGGTGCTGCTACTTTATCTCATATAGTATTTGCCGAAGGACATTTGTATGTTAAAAAAGAAAAAAGAAATTTACAAGAGTTTTTAGCTAAACATCCTCACAATGGTGTTTTATTCGCTGAATTTGACCCTGTAGTACAAGCTGAAGATCAATATGATTATTTAGAAATGGA